CCAAGGTAATGTCGACTGTACCTTTATCATTGTCGGCACTCGGCCGTGCTGTGGGATTGCAAATCCTTAGACGTAGATCGTCAAGGGTGCGGTGAGAGTATAGGGTTTGTATCCCTATTTCTAAATTGCTCTTTGCATCGAGATCATTGCCGTCCCAAGTGATCTCGATGGAGGGATTGCGATGAAAAAAAGAACAAAGGCACCTGTCGAGAGAGAGCCGCCAAAACAACCAATACAATGCTCCGGATGTATATGGGGAAATTGGGAAGGAGCGAAGCAATTCTGTTCCAAGCAAATTTGCGTGAGGGTTACTGGCGGACAATCGGCTAGGAGGCGTTCACCGTATGCTTGAAGATGATGATTTAGGTACAGTCAAAGGCATGGTAGTCGGTTTGCTGCTATCTACAGCTTTTTGGTATGTGTTCGGTCCGGACATTGTTTCTATTTATATAATCCCAAGCGCTTGGGATTTTGGGAGGTGGTGACGATGAACACCGTTCAACCGATTCGAAAGCCGGAGCTGATCGACGAGATCAAACGGTTTTTGCGTGAACGAAGCGAACGGGACTATTTTTTGTTTGTGATGGGCATAAACATCGGCCTTCGGATTACGGACATGCTCCATTTTCGCGTCAAAGACGTTCGCGGGAAGTACGAAATCCCGATTCGCGAACGCAAGACCGGAAAGGAGAAGATTATTCCGATTAACCCGACGCTGCGCAAGGCGATCACCGAATACACGAAGGATATGGAGCCGAACGATTACCTCTTCCCAAGCCGACAGCGCGACGAGAACAACCTAGTCAAACCGATCACAAGGGAACGGGCATATCAAATTCTTCAAGAAGCTGCCGATCACTTCAAACTTGAGAGAATCGGAACGCACAGCATGCGGAAGACATTCGGGTTTCATCTATATGAAAGAACGAAGGATATTGCGCTGCTCATGTACATTTTCAACCATGCAACCGAATCGATTACGATGCGCTACATTGGCAAAAATCAGGAGTCGTACAGCAAGGCCATGAGCGGATTCGGACTATGACTTTCCTTCAAATGTATAGTGTGAAACTCGCCGATGAGCGGAGGCGAGAATACTTGATGCCATTAGGGTTTCGGGCAGCCTGCAAGCTTCACAGATCGTAAGATATGTTAAAGTGGGCATTTATACAGTTTATGCACAAAATCAGGAAATGATGCGGGAAATAATACGGCAAAAAGGGCGTTTCGGGCTATGCGGAATAAGCTTTCAAAAATAATTTCCAGTACCAAAAACCGTATGAATATTTATACAAGGTAGTCTGGAGGTGATGAGGTTGGGCTCCTCGTTCTACAAATCTACGAAGTGGCGCGAGAAACGGGAGCGAATTCTCCGTCGTGACGAATACTTGTGTCAGGAATGCAAGCGTTATGGCAAATCGACACCGGCGCAGACCGTTCACCACATCAACCCTTATGAACGCTGGCCGGAGCTGGCATTGGTGAGCTGGAATCTGATTAGCTTCTGTAGCTCGTGTCATGACAAGATGCACGATCGCGTAACGAATGAGCTGACCGACGCAGGAAAACGGTGGGCCGAACGCGTTCGTGAAAAATTGGAAATGCACCTACAGGGCCGGAAGTCGGGGTAACCCCCCACCTTCGGCTTTTAGTTTTTGAAGCCTATGGGACCGGCAGGGGGAGCTTTTTCCAATAGAGCGCCTTTGGGAAATTTTTTTGGGGAGGTGATGGGTATGGATCAAGAGGCCGACGTCGAGACAACCAAAGGTCAATCCGAAGCGAAAGAGCAGGTCAAAAAGAAGACGATCGCTGAAATGAAGAAGCTAGGCGTCTATAAGAAGGAGTACAACCGGGCGATTGAGATTTATTCCGAGTTGGTCGCTCAGTATGATATTCTGACCAAGCAATTTGAAGAGAGCGACTATGAATACGAAATCGATACGATGCAGGGCGGGAAAAAGAAAGCGCCGATCGTCGCGACGCTCGAAGTGCTGCGCAAGGATATTTTGGCGTACTCGGATCGGCTGTGTCTCAATCCGAAATCGCAGCCGAGTAGCAATGGGAAGAAGGGTGGGAAATCCAAACTGGCGGCGGCCATCTCCCAATTAAGATGAAAAAGCGTCTGAAGAAACAGGCAGACCCCAATCGCGAGATTGTCATGGAGTACGCCCGCAGTATCGCAGAGGGGCGGAAGGTCGCCTGCAAGGAACTTATTCAAGGGTGTAAGCGATTCTTGAACGATCTGGAGAACCCGGCATATACCTTTGATCCGAAGGAAGCCGAATTCGTCATTGGGATTATCGAGACAACCTTCGTTCACGATCAAGGTGAAATGCTGGATGGTACCCCATTGCAGGGCATGCCCTTTCTGCTGGAGCCGTGGCAAAAGTTCATTGTCTATAACCTGATCGGGTTTTACAAGGCGGGAATGATCCTTCGACGGTTTACGGAAGCGTTCATATTCATCCCCCGGAAAAACGGGAAGACGCGATTTGTCGCGGCCCTGGCATGGTCGCTGTCGATCCTCAACGCGAAATCGGGATCGAAGCTATACATCGTGGGGGCTGCGCTGGAACAATCGCTTCAAAGCTTTAAATTCATTTTGTTCAATCTGGACGAGCTCGATGAAACGGAAAGCTTCCGCATCCTCGACAACAACCAGGAGCATTCCATTTCCGGAAAGCTGGATGAGGGATCGATTTACATCAAGGCGTTAGCGGCCAATCCGGATTCGCAGGACTCGTTGAACTGTAACATCGGGATCGCGGATGAGGTTCACGCTTACAAAAAGCCGAAGCAATACAACATCATTAAAGAAGCGATGAAAGCCTACTCCAACAAACTGATGATCGGCATCACGACGGCGGGCGACGACATGACGTCATTCTGTTACCAACGGTCGACCTACTGTAAAAAGATTTTAAATGGCTCCGTCCGCGACGAGGGCTATTTTGTGTTTATGTGCAAGGCCGACGAGGATGAGAAAGGCGAAGTCAACGACTATACCGATCCAATCCAGCACGAGAAAGCCAATCCAAACTATGGAGTCACGATCCGGCCGGAAGATATCCTGAACGATGCGCTACAAGCACAGAATGATCCGCAGCAACGAAAGGACTTCTTTGCGAAATCCCTCAACATTTATACGGCGGCGATGCGGGCGTATTTCAATCTGGATGAGTTCCGGAATTCGGATCGTAAGTACAATTGGACGATCGAGGAGTTGGCTCGTCTGCCAATCGAATGGTTTGGTGGTGCGGATTTATCCAAACTGCACGATCTTACGGCCTCGGCGCTATACGGGGAGTATCAGGGCGTTGATATTACCATTACTCACGCTTGGTTCCCAATCGTTGCAGCAGCGAAGAAAGCAGAAGAGGACAACATCCCTTTGTATGGATGGAAGGATGACGGATGGCTGGACATGTGCAATAACCCGGTCGTCAATCATGCTGACATCATCAACTGGTTTGTGAAAATGCGCAAGATGGGATTTAAGATCAAGCAAGTCGGGCATGACCGAAAATTCGGGGCCGAGTATTTCATCGGGATGAAGACGGCCGGTTTCAAAATTATCGATCAGCCGCAATACTTTTATCTGAAGTCGCAAGGATTCCGTCGCATCGAAGCCAAAGCGAAGGAAGGCAAGTTCTACTATTTGCATTCCCAGGCGTATGAGTATTGCCTTCAAAACGTGCGGGCGATCGAGAAGACCGACGACATGATTCAGTATGAAAAAATTACACCCGAACAGCGGATTGACATTTTCGATGCTTCGGTTTTTGGTGCTGTCCGCTTATTGGAAAGCATGGATAAATCGACAACCGCAAGCCGCTGGCTGAATGGAGAGTGAGAGGATTGAGCAAACGGAAACGAAAAGCAAATCACACCCGAGCGGCCCCGAGTCCTCCTATGAGCTGGCTACTGACGACCGATGCCTACGATACGCTTTGTACTCCCGGCTATACCCGGTTGTCGGAGAATCCGGAGGTTAGGATGGCCGTTCACCGTATCGCGGAACTGATTAGCTCCATGACGATCCATCTCATGCGGAATACGGACGATGGGGATGTTCGGGTGCGCAATGAACTGTCGCGTAAAATCGACATCAATCCATACAGCCTGATGACTCGCAAGGGTTGGGTGTACAACATCGTCAATACACTTATGCTCGCGGGCGATGGAAACAGTGTTGTGTATCCCAAGATAAGAAATGGATTGATTGATGACCTTGTTCCCCTTAAACCATCGGGCATAAGTTTTATAGACACGACGGACGCTTACGACGTCATGTATCAAGGAAAGGTGTACAGCCATGACGAGGTTTTGCATTTCACAATTAACCCCGATCCCGAACGTCCATGGATCGGAACCGGATACCGCGTCGAACTGAAGGATATCGTCGATAACTTGAAGCAGGCCAGCAAGACAAAGAAAAGCTTCATGTCCGACAAATGGAAGCCTTCGGTTATTATCTCTGTCGATTCGCTAGCGGGCGAATTGCAATCCAAAGAAGGTCGAGACGAGATTCTAAATAAGTACGTTTCGGAGACGAGTGGTGGAAAGCCATGGGTCGTTCCGGCCGAACTGATTAAAGTCGATCAAGTCAGGCCGTTATCCCTCAATGACCTCGCGATCAATGACGCGGTTCAAATAGATAAACGAACGGTGGCAGGCATCTTCGGAGTGCCGCCTTTTTTTGTTGGAGTCGGGGATTTCAAAAAGGACGAATACAACGCGTTCATAAATTCGCGCATCCTGCCGTTGGCTACCGATATCGTCCAGGAACTGACCAGGAAGCTCCTCTTTGCTCCGGACCTTTATTTCAAGTTCAACCCGCGTTCCCTTTACGCCTACGACCTTAAGGAGCTGGCGGACGTTGGCAGCAATCTTTATGTTCGCGGACTGTATTTAGGAAACGAAATACGCAATTGGCTTGGAGATTCGCCGCTTGAAGGACTCGATGAGCGCGTCATTCTAGAGAATTACATCCCGGCAGGAATGATCGGCGATCAAAAAAAGTTGAACCAAGGGGGAGGTGATGAGGATTGAGCAGAGACACGCGGCAGACGCGCAGTTTGCAAACTGAACTGAAGACCCGAGATGCGGACAGCGGCGGCGAACTTACGATTGAAGGATACTTCGCCGTTTTTAACCGGCAAACCGAACTATGGCCGGGAGCGTTCGAGGAAATCCTGCCCGGGGCTTTTGCGAACTCGATAAAGAACAATGATATCCGGGCGCTTATCAATCACGATTCAACCTTGGTACTCGGCAGGACGAAGAACAGCACGTTGGAGCTTCGCGAGGACTCCTATGGACTTTGGGGGCGGATTCGGATCAACCCGAATGATACCGACGCTGTGAACCTGTATGAGCGCGTTAGGCGCGGTGATGCCGATCAATGTAGTTTTGGGTTCAACATTCCTCCCGGCGGCGAAACGACCGATTATCGCGACGACGGAACGGTGAAATGGACCGTTCGGGAAACGGACACAAAGGAAATCAGCGTCGTCACATTCCCGGCATACGAAGATACCGGCGTACAAGCCCGTAAAGCGGAGGTCGCCCAGCACAGGGAGCGGCAGTTGCAGCAGCGCAAACAAAATCTGAAAGCGAGGTTGAAATCGTAATGGGACTCAAACAAATTATGTTGGCAAAAAAGATCGAGCAGCGGAAGTCGGCGCTTGCTGAATTTTTGGAGCAGGAGCGCGGGTTTGCAACTCGGTCCGAGCAGTTGGAAAAAGCGATCGAAGAAGCCAATACCGACGAAGAAATAGCGGCGGTAGAAGAAGAAATCACTAATCTCGACGCAGACAAGACGGCGCTTGCCGAAAAAAAATCCGCGCTCGAAGGCGAGATCGCGCAGCTCGAAGGCGAGCTGGAGCAGCTTAACGCCAAGGCTCCAGACAATAACCCGGCTCCAAATCCTGCCCCTACGCCGGATCAAAGAAACCAATTTACAGGAGGCGAAACCAGAATGATCGGATTTTTTCGCAGTATGCCCTTTGAACAACGCTCGGCGCTCGCAGCACGGAATGAAGTGAAAGAGTTCTTGAACCAGGTGCGTGAACTTGGGCGAGTAGCGCAACAAAGAGCTGTCACCGGCGCGGAACTGACGATACCGGAAGTAATGCTGAGCCTGATTCGTGACAATTTGCATCGTTACAGCAAGTTAATCAACAAAGTACAGCTTCGTCCCGTCAAGGGAACAGCACGTCAAAATATCTCCGGTGCCATTCCGGAAGCAATCTGGACAGAGGCATGCGCCACGCTTAACGAACTGGCGATCCTGTTCAACCAAATCGAAGTCGACGGCTACAAAGTCGGTGGATTCATCCCGATCTGCAACGCCACGTTGGAAGACAGTGACCTGAACCTTGCTGCCGAAATCTTGGATGCCATTGCGCAGGCAATCGGGATTGCTGTCGACAAGGCGATCCTGTACGGAACCGGAAAGAAAATGCCGCTCGGTATCGCGACACGACTGGCGCAAGCAACAAAGCCAAGTGACTGGAACGCGAAGGCTCCCGAGTGGACGGATTTGCATACAAGCAACCTGCTGAAAATCAATCCAGCCAGCATGACGGCGGAACAATTCTTCTCGACGCTCATGCTGAATCTGTCTGTGGCCCGTGCCAACTACAGCAACGGCTCCAAGTTTTGGGCGATGAACACCCAAACCCACGCGCAGCTCATGGCAAAAATGGTTGTGTTCAACGCGGCGGGCGCACTGGTCGCCAGCATGAACACAACAATGCCACTCGTCGGTGGGGATATCGTAATCTTGGATTTCATTCCGGACGGCGACATTATCGGCGGGTACGGATCGCTTTACCTTCTGGTCGAGCGTGCGGGCATGCAGCTTGCCCAATCCGAACATGTCCGGTTCATTGAAGATCAAACGGTGTTCAAGGGTACGGCGAGATACGATGGAAAACCGGTATTTGGCGAAGCCTTTGTCATCGTCAATATTGCCAACGCTAACCCGACGACTTCTGTCGCTTTTGCGCCGGATACGGCCAATCCGCAGGACGCCTACTTGTCGGCTTTGTCGTTGGGATCGTTGACGCTTTCCCCAGCCTTTAACCCGGCGACCGGAACCTATACGACATCGACGACGAATGCCTCGAACACGATCTCGACGACGGCTGCCAAGACTGGCGCAACGGTGGCGATCGATCATGACGGAACACCGGTAACGAACGGTGCGGCGATTACGTGGACCACGGGTGAAAACACGGTCACGGTTACCGTCACGAATGGCACGACGACGAAAACCTACACGGTCACCGTCACTAAGTCCTAATGGATACCGCATTGATTGTTTCGCTCGTCAAGGAGCGGCTCGGCATCCGGTCAGCGGTCAGGGATACGTACCTGACCGCTATTGTCGATGGTGTTGTGCAGGAGCTTAAGGATGAGAAGGGCGTCACGCTGAAAAGTGATGATGCCAATCACCTTATTTTTTGTGTCGATTATGCCACATGGCGCTATCAGAGTCGGGATAGCGACGGAGCCATGCCGCGACATCTGCAATTCCGGATGCACAATCTGATTATTCATTCGGGCGGTGGTGAGTCATGATGCGATCCGAACGCTATCGGACTTATGATTACGAGTTGACGCTAATTGCCGAAACGTATGATGAGGACGAAATCGGCAATCAAATTCCCATCGAAACCGAAACGTCCGTCCTATGTCGAAAGGAATCGGCTGGAAGAATGGAGTTTTACAACGCGGCCGCTAAGGGGCATCGACCGGAATTTGTATTGGCGGTGCATAAGTTCGAGTACGACGGACAGAAAACCGTCCAGTTCGAAGGATTGCGTTACTCCGTCATCCGGACATACGACAATGCCGACGATGAAACTGAGCTAACATGCGAAAGGGTGGCGGCAAATGGCTAATGTCCCTATCGATCGTTTGGCCGAAGCGATCGCGGATGCTGTCCGGGAATATACCGAAGATGTATCCGCAGCCATTGAACGCAAAGTGAACGAAACCGCCGAGGCAGTACGCAAGAGTGCGGAAGCGGGCGCTCCGAAAAATACCGGCAAATATGCGAAGGGCTTCAAGGTGACGAAGCAGGATGGAAGCGGGAGAATGCGGCGAGTCGTCTGGAACAAAAAGGACTATCGCCGCGTCCACTTGCTAGAGTTTGGTCATGCCAAGCGCGGAGGCGGGCGCGTCCGCGCCCTTCCCCATTTGCGCCCGGCTTACGATAAGCACGGAGCCGACCTTCCCGAAGATATTAAGCGGATCATCCGGAACGGGGGCGGCACATGACACAAGGAGATTTGTTTACAGCTCTTAAAACTCTCGGTATGCCGGTCGCCTATGGCGAATTTGAGAGCACACCGCAAAACCCTGCACCGGCTCCCCCATTTATAACGTATCAGTTTGCCTATTCCGGCGACATGATGGCAGACAATCACAATTACATCGGCATCGGTAATTATCAGGTCGAACTGTATACCGTCAAAAAAGACTTGGCAAAAGAAAAGCTAGTCGAAGACAAGTTGAAGGAGCTTCGACTTCCATACACCAAAGTCGAAGCGTGGCTGAATGACGAAAAGCTCCGGCAAATCATTTATGAAATCCAATTGATCGGATAGAAGGAGGGCAAAGCATGGCGAACAAAGTTACATTTGGTTTGGAACAGGTGCATATTGCATTTGTGGACGACAGCTCGCCGACGCAACCGGCATGGGAAACGCCGATTCCGATTCCAGGTGCGGTACGTTATACCCCGACAACGGTCGGTGAAACAAGCACGTTTTATGCAGACAATACGGCGTATTATGTGAGCAACAGCAATAACGGATATACGTCCGAATTGGAAATGGCCGACGTACCTGACGCCATTAAAGCAAGAATGTTCGGTTGGCAAATCGATAGTAACGGCATGTTGGTCGAGGTGTCGGACGGCATCGCCGAAAAATTCGCGCTCATGGGTCAAGTTCAAGGAGATCAGCGAAACCGGCGCTTTGTTCACTATGATTGTCAAGCCAGCAGGCCAGCCAAAGAACGGACAACGACGACCGAAACGATAACACCGGCCACGGACGTTATTAACCTTGCGATATCGCCGATCTTGATTGACGGACGGATGATCGTCAAAGGCGACATGGAACTGTCCGACACGAACACATCAGCATATAATGCCTTTTTCTCTGCCGTAACAAAACCGACATTCGGCGCGGCCAGCAAAACGGTACTTGCGGGCACGATCGCTTTGGCAAACAGCTTGACCGAAGCAAGCTACACGGTCGACTCGTGGGCGGATCTCCAGTCGACGTTGACGTCGGCCACGGCAGTAAATGCAAACGTAAGCGCCGTACAGGCGCAAGTTGATTCGGCCAATAGCGCCCTTGTGGCGGCAATTGCCGGTCTGGTGGTGGACGTATGAGAGAGCTGAAAATCGGGGATCAAGCGGTACGAGTCAGGGCGACGCCTCTGGCTCTTTTGTTTTATAAGCAGGAGTTTCATAGCGACTTGCTCGGGGATTTGACGAAATTGACCAAACTCCTGAAGAAAGGCGCGAAACCGGATCAAGAGATCGACGAAGATTCTGTCGATCCGACTCAATTGGATTCGGTAGCGATCCTGCAACTGATATGGGCGATGGCAAAAGCGGACGCTTACGGTAAACCGTTTCCGTCATTTCTGGAATGGCTGTCAAATCTGGATTCCTTCGACCTCTCCGACCCTGCTGTGTTGCGCGATGCCTTGGAGGAGGCCGCACACGGCTTTTTTCGTTCCGGAGTCAAACAGGGAGCGCGGAAAGCAAGATGATTCGGACACAAGCAAAATCGAAATTAATCTGCTTGCGATTGGCAAAAAGGTCGGACTGAGCTTTGGCGAAATCAACAATCTGCGTGTCAGGGACTTGCTCGATTTAGCCCGAGCGTACACGGGAGCCAAGAGCGATGAGCCGAGAGAGGCCAGTCAAGCAGACATCGACGCCTTTTACGGCAGATAGGACGGTGACGGTTTGGCCGAGACAATAAAAGGGATCAACGTCGTGATAGGGTCGGACACGACCGGCCTGTCTGCTGCCCTATCGGACGTAAACAAACGAAGTCGGGACATTCAATCCGAGTTGAAGGAAGTCGAACGGCTGCTGAAGTTTGACCCGTCAAACACGGAATTACTTGCCCAAAAGCAAAAGCTGCTCGGAGACGCCGTAGACAATACGGCCGAAAAGCTCAATCGTTTACGGGAAGCGCAGAAGCAAGTCGAGGAGCAGTTCAAGCGCGGCGAAATATCCGAAGGCCAGTATCGCGCCTTTCAACGCGAGGTCGCCAAAACCGAGCAAGAGCTGCGGAGCCTTGAAGGCAGACTCGACGAAACTGGCAAGGCGTTTCAAGGCGCAGGCAAAGACGCCGAAGCAGCAGCCAACAAGATCAAGCGGGCGGGCGACAGCTTAAAGGGTGTCGGTGAAAAGGCGGCGCTTAGTATCACGGCCCCGATCGTCGGAATCGCGGCTCTTGCAACGGAAGGTACGGAAGAGTTCCGGAAATTCACGGCCCGATTAGCGACGAACGCGGAAATGGCCGGGGCCAGCATGGAGGACATGGAAAAATCCCTCCGTGATGTTTACGCGGTGACCGGCGAACTGGACTCCGGTGTCGAAGGCTTATCAAACTTGCTCGCTGCCGGATTCAAAGGCGACACCTTCAGCGAAGCGCTCGATGCGATAACGGGCGCGGCAATCAAGTTTTCTGACACGCTGAAGTTTGAGGGGATCGCTGACGGCTTGCAGGAGACATTGGCGACCGGCGCAGCCATTGGGCCATTTGCGGAACTGCTGGAACGGTCAGGCGTCAATCTGGATACGTTTAACGCGGGGCTGACCGAGGCGATCGCCAACGGCCAGCAGCAGCAATACGTCTTGCAGCAGCTTGCCGATCTCGGCTTGGCCGAAGTCAACGAGGCGTATCGTGAAAACAACAAGGAATTGGTCGAAAACGCAAACGCTCAGTTCGAATTGCAAGCAGCGCTGTCCGAGTTGGGGGCCATTATACTCCCGATCGTGACGGCAATCGTCGGGGCTGTTGCGGGGCTTGTCGGTTGGTTTAACCAATTGGACAGCGGGACCAAAACGGCGATACTGACGCTTGTTGGTTTCGGGGCGGCGATTGGACCGATCTTAATCATAATTGGGCAACTCATCACGTCCATCGGGGCCATATCAAGCGTTTTCGCGGCTGCCGGGGGTGCTTCAGGATTATTTGGCGCGGCACTCGCGGCCATAACCGGTCCGATCGGGATTGCGGTCGCGGCTATTGCCGGGTTGATTGCGATCTTTGTGTCCTTGTACAAGCACAATGAGGATTTCCGGGTCGGTGTTCAGCGGATTTGGGATCAGATTAAAACTGCTTTCAAGACGGCGCTTGATGCCATAAAACAGACGGTCGACACCGTGATTCGTGCCGTTACGGGATTCGTCAAATCCGAATTGGATGAATTGAAACAGTTTTGGGATGAAAACGGAGATGCGATCATTGCGATCGTCAAAGCAACATTCGACCTCATCAAAAACTATATCGACATCCAGCTTGCAGGGATCAAAGCGATTTTTCAGGCTGTATGGCCAGCCATTGAAGCGGCCGTAAAGATCGCGTGGGAAGGCATCAAATTCGTCATTTCGAGCGCCCTTGACATCATCAAGGGGGTTATTTCGGCTTTTGTGAAGGTCCTGAAAGGTGACTGGCGCGGAGCTTGGGACGATATTGAAGGGATATTCGAAGACGTTTGGAACAACATCGAAACGTTTTTGAAAAACATCGATTTGGTGCAGATCGGCAAGGACATCATGCAGGGCTTAATTAACGGCATCACGACGATGATCGGGGCAATCAAATCTGCGGTATCCAACGTCGCCTCGACCGTAACAGGTGGCTTAAAAAGTGCACTCGGCATTCAATCCCCCTCCAAAGTGACGCGGCAACTCGGGGAGTATACTGGCGAGGGTTTTGCGATCGGGATCGGAAACACTGTCGCGGATGTCCGGCAACAAGCGGCGAATATGGCGGCAGCGACAACTGGTGCGTTGTCCGGGGTTTCGTCGCCCTCCCTCCAGTCCGGGGGGCTAGGCGGCGGGACGTTCAACTTCGAAGGATTGTTCGCCGGGTCAACCTTTATTGTACGAAACGACAATGACCCTAAAATGATCGCTTTGGAGTTATTCAATTTGCAACAAAACGCGGTAAGGGGGGCGGCGGTGCGGTGATAAACGGCGGTTTCACACTTGGGGGCAAGACGGCCAAAGAGTTAGGCATTATCATGGTAAGCACCTCCCGTCGCCCGATCCTTCCGAATACAGTCGATCGCACACTAACGATACCAGGACGCAACGGTGCATGGGATTACGGGGCCGATGTCGGACCGAGGCAAATACAACTCGATTGTGCTGTCATGCAGCAAAATGCGTACAATTTGCAGAGCACGGTTGAATCCGTGGCCTCTCTTTTGGTTGACGGATTCGGTAAACCACGCACCCTTGAACTGGTCTTCGACCTACGTCCTGACCGGTTTTTCAGGGTGCGCTATGTGGGTTCGTTGGACATTGAACGTATTATCGGATTCGGGCGCTTCACGCTGCCATTGCTGGCGTTTGATCCGTTTGCATATAGCTTGTATAGTGTCGACGAAATCAATGTGGACAGCCCCATTCCAGTCGATACTGACATTTCCGTAGACGCCACATATGAATTTTCCGTTAACGGCCCCACGACGCTAAACATCGACAACTTCGGCAAACTCTACGTGCAACCGATCATTGAAATCTCGGGATCATTCACTACCTTGACCATCACGACAAATGGAAAGACATTGGCCTATAACGCAGCAATATCTGGGCAAACGCTTATTATTGACTGCGATAAATATACAGCAAAAATCAGTAACACGAATGTGTTGGGTAATGTGTCAGGGGAGTTTCCGGTATTCACCACGGGCAACAATGTTGTAAACATTGGCGGAAGCGGACTGGACCTATCGATCACATTCAAATACAGACTTAAGTTTGCGTAAGGGGAGCGGACTATGATAAAAGTCTACAACCAATCCATGCAAATCGTCGCCTACCTCGAAAACGCCTTTGCAATCGGATACGAGACGCCGCTGAATACGATTTGGCCGGCGTCTTTTTCGTTACCGGCCAATGATCCGAAAAACGCTGAATGCTTGCCTCTGCGCTTCGTGGAGATAGACGACAACGGCGAGCACATCGGACTATTCCGGATCATCCCGACGAGCACGCGGCGAGCGGATGGCGGGGCAACCATTACATATCAATGCGAACATGTCTTGGCGACCCTGTTGGACGACGTGATGTTTCAATACCATACCGTCGGCAATTTAGGCGTGTATACGGTGGACGTGCTCGAATACATTCTTGACCGGCAGACCGTGCAACGGTGGCAACTGGGCGACGTGAGCTTCGCCAGACAGTTCGAATACAATTGGGAGAATGAAAACCTATTGTCTGCTCTATTCAGCGTCCCACGGCCGTTTGTGGACGCGTATATGTGGACGTGGGATACAAGCAGCTATCCATGGACACTCAACCTTGTGGAACCCCCTGCGGGCGTTGAGGCGTACATCCGATACGGTAAAAACCTTCGCGGCATTACGAAAGAGGTCGACCCTCGGAATTTGTGTACGCGGATATACGGATTGGGGTATGGGGAAGGGGTCAACCAGCTTAATTTCGCGGAGTTAAACGGCGGTTTTCCTTATTTGGATGCGAACACACAAGCGCTATATGGGGTTGTCTCACAAATATTCGTCGATCGTCGCATAGAGTATCCGGAAACGCTGCTCGCCCGCTGTCAGGCGATCTTGAACGAGTTGAAGACACCGCGCGTCACATACACCGTCGATGCGGCGGAACTTTTCGCATTAACCGGCGATCCGATCGATAAATTTCGGACTGGCACGGAAGTACGGGTGATTGATGAGGATTTGGGCATTGATATCGTTGCTCGTGTGGTCAATGTCGGGAAACGCGATGTTCGCAGCGCTCCAGGTGATGTCAAAATCGAAATCGCCAATCGGGTACAGGATATTGCAACAGCCTTCGCAGACTTAGATCGTCGTATGCGGATCAACGAGACGTATGCACAAGGGGCGACCAACCTGGATAGTCATGATTTCATGGATAACTGCGATCCGGACCATCCGGCGGTTTTAAAGTTTTATATCCCCGAAGAAACGGCTCGAATTAATAAGTTGACCCTATCGTATGAGGTCGCAGCATTTCGGGCGTATAGTAAGGCTATAGAGGCAGCGCCTGCGACCACATCGGGACCGAGTAGCACGACGACAACTGCGAGCGGAGGGGCGACCACATCGGGACCGAGTAGCGCAACGACTACTGCGGGCGGCGGCGGTGAAACCATCTCGTTTGCTTCAAGAGGTACTATTAACTTCAGCGTCCTAGCTCCTAGTTTTATAAAAGGAAACGGTGAACATAATCACGGAGGTACAACAGGGACCATACCAACACAAAGTCCGGATCACGTCCATGGGACATTTGACGCAGGATTCCACGGTCACGATATGTATGATTTCCAACTATCTCTGCCAGAGCACGATCATGATATGCCTCATACTCATAGTATCGGACCTCATACTCATGGTATGGATCATACGCATGCCATACCTGCTCACACGCACGGTATCGAGTACGGGATATTTGAAGGACCAACGCCCACGGCAGTCGAAATCCAGGTTGATGGGAGCTTGATATCCGGGCTCGGGACGAGCGCTCAGGACGTGGACATCATTCCTCATTTATCGAAGGATGGCGCTGGCAAGGTAACACGTGGCTGGCACGAAATAAAAATAACGCCCAATACTCTTGGGCGCATCGTAGCAAACGTAAACTCTCAAATCTTTGTTCAATCCCGAGGAGGCGGGGATTACTGATCGCGCATGTTTTTGTACACGTTGTTCCAATCTGAGATGTTCATATAGACATCAATATCACTGCTCTGACTAGTACTGCGATACATTTTTATTTCCCCATAAGTAGTTTTAATAATGTCTGGCTGTTCGATCGTTCCTTTTATGTGTTTGAAGTCGATTGGCAATCTAGTATCGCCTTTTTGAATCCCGACGAATCCATCTTGTACGAAAGATACGATCAAACCGTCCTTCTCTGCGATTGTTCGCAATGATGCATATTCTTCTGTAATTGTCATCACATTGTCAACCCCTTTCGGTATTTCGTATGTCGTTCCTCCGACGCTTCCTGCGCCGGTACTGATGCCGTTATCTAACTTAATTGTACGACTATCGGCATCATATTCCAAGCCAAATCCTAGTAGACCGGCGACTTCGCGGACCGGCAAGTAGGACGTACCGTCGACGACTAGCGGATCGGTGGCGAGTTTCTTTTCCGACCCGTTCACGATGAAGTTGAACTTTGCGAATACAGCTTGAACCGTATCATTGGTTGCGGCTACTGCTGTTCCGGCCGATCCGATTAGGAGGCCAAGAGTGAGAGCGGCCACGGTCTTTTTCATGAATCTATCAACTCCCTTTTTAATCGCAGTATACCATATATTACCGAGAACGACCTCGGATAGTTTCATCGGGGATATTTTATTTTCCTGCAAAGCGCAGATAGGAGGAATGACCTGTGGCAGACATAGAGGTAATCAGAGGCGCGGATAATGGTAATCCGCCGGATACGCTTAGGCAGATGTATCCAAAAGTCAATCGGAACTTTACTCGATTAAATAACGATGCCGCTGCGGAAAAGCAGGAACGACTTTCTGGGGATGTCGCATTGGATCAACGGATCGATAATCTAATAATCAATGGCGACAGCGGACCAGAAGCAGCAGACGCAAGGGTTAGTACGCCGAAGGGAGAGACGTTCCCGGTACTTAAGGATCGCCTGGATGCATCGGAAGAAGATGTCATTGCTTTTCAGTCGGATTATTCGTATCTTGGGGCCGCGAGTCAGTATAGCGTTGATCCAAGTATCGGGACTTCAGATGCAACGACTTTATTAAATGATTATTTTGCAAGTTTAAAGAGTAAAGGACTAAGATACACAATTTTTGATAAGCCCCATACGTATAAAGTATCGGGAACGTTATCAGGAGCTTATGATGTGATCCTTACAGGCATTGCCGGAATAGAGTCGGCCACAAATCTTAATGGAGATGTAAACTACTACTTAGGGGTTAACAGCAGCAAAAAGCAATTTAGCGGCAAGATTAATCGGGTCATCTACAACGAAAACGCGTTTAAACAGTTTAGAACGGCATTATCCGAGACTCGTGATATTAAGGTTTGCGTTTTCGGTGACAGTATTTCCACAAATGGCGGAGATCGGTTAAATGTATCACCCCTAACAGGGTCGGGTACATTGTTGTCTCCGGATGGTATTTCTAATTACGACACCTATACAAACCGACTAATTGAACTTTTGACAACTCATTTCCCCAATCAAACATTTGACTTTTATGATAGGGCCATTGGAGGGGAGGCATTAAGCTCATGGGATGATGACGTTACCTTTGGCGGGGTAACTAAGGCATGGATTGAGCATGTACAGGACACGGGACCGGATTTGCTAATTATCGGCTTTGGGATGAACCACGATACGTATGCCAAGGCTGCAACATTTGCCTATGATCTTAAACAGGTAATCGATTATATCGAGGCGAATTTTGCCACAATACCTGACATTGCGATCCTTACAACTCCAAGACCAGCGTACATCCCCGGAGTAAGTGGATGGGGCGATATACAAGGTCAAGCAGCGAGGCAAGCCGCGGCGGACAGTGCAAGGTCATATGGGTCTAAGCGGGGCTGCTACACCATAGACGTAAATAGGATTTCCAATATCAAGAGGATAGGCAAAGACTTTCTTCATCCTAATCTTAGTAAGTTAAGTAATTACTACGATTACATTTCGTTAGACGGCGGAGCGGTATCGATTGGTACGAACCAATGGTCCGTGCAAAATGTGAACGAGTGGTTGGCTGTGTACAGGAGTTTGAAAAACTTTTCTTTGTATCTGCAACTTCAATTTGATACCGTCACAGCCGACGAGAATTTAGCTATTCATTACAATTGGATGTCCAGTATTTTAAATTCAATTATCATTACCCCTAATGCAAGTAGTAACTCCAATAATGGCAGGATACAGAGCTATACGAATGCAGCAGATAGCGCAAATTGGACAAGCGATGCAACCACGATGTATAACCATGCATCAGCATTTTCCTTGCAGCGAGTTCGGATTTCAAAACGGGATGACATCCTTGAAATCAGTTTAGTGGATGGAACGACCGGCATCGATACTGTTGTGATTCGAGATAAGATAAATGTCTGGAACGCGCCGGGGGCCATTGTTATCATGAAAAACGCCGGATCAACGATGACTTGTAAGGTGCTGGCGATGGAGGTATTAGAGGACAAATACCAGATGTTTATGCCGACGTTGACAGACAGCGAGATGTATGGAGCGTATGTCGCAGGAGATTATTCCAAAAAAACTCCATACGGCGGAAATGGCGTTAACCATCCATCATCCATAGGACTTGAAGAGGTGTACGTACCAGCTCTCAAGGAATTTGTTGAGGATGTGGTTAGAAGCTCGAGTGCGGCGCTGCCTTATGGTGTGAGCGGTGTAATGCAGAAAGACAGAGGGGTTACATTCTTCGGGGTAGACGGGCATACCGGATACTATTACGCGAACTTAACAACGCCGCAACCTGTCAATGCAACGGGGATGTTAAGGAACAACAGTGGCACATATTACACACGTAACCGAGAAGTAAAAAACATTGACGATCTGGCCTTATTGGGCGATGAGGAGTTTGCGGCCTATGTATCAGGCGGAGTCGTACAACTACTCATAAAAACAAGCATCATTGGCGACGGAACAGGTTATGTGTTCACGGGGTATTTCAAAATTTAAAAGTCAGGACTTTACCCCGGATTGATTTTCATCGGGGTTATTTTTTTTGCCCAAGAGATGGGCAGTGAGGGGTAAGACGATGGGGACAAAGATGGCATTATCAACGATTTGGACGGCTGCCGCTGGCAGTACGGGGAAGGAATTCGCGTTTGGAGGGATCACTGCTCTTTCTGGCTTACTGGCGTCGGCGCTTGGCGGCTGGGACACGGCGCTTAAGGTGCTTATTGCTCTGATGGTCGCAGACTATGTGACAGGCGTCCTCGGGGCGTTCAAAACCAAAACGGTCAATAGTGAAGTCATGTTTTGGGGAGGCGTCCGTAAAGGCGTCTTACTCGGCGTCGTGGCGCTTGCGGCCATGTGTGATTCGTGGGTAGGAGGCGGAATTCCTATATTCCGTACGTTGGCGATCTATTTTTACGCCGGACGGGAAGGATTGAGCGTCGTCGAGAATCTTGGTCCTATCGGGGTGTCGCTGCCTCCGGGTTTGGTCAAGTTTTTGGAGCAGCTAAAAACGAAGGGCGAAGGTGAGTCAAAATGAAAATCGTCATCGATGCCGGACATGGCGGTAAAGACCCCGGAGCAGTCGGCAATGGCCTCCGAGAAAAGGATTTGACGCTTACACTCGCGCTGCGGATTGGGGGACTGCTGGTGGCTCGCGGAGCCGAGGTCCAATATACCAGGATGACAGATGCATTCGTCGAATTGTCGGACCGGGCTACGTTCGCCAATCAGCTCGGGGCCGATTACTTCATGTCGGTCCATATCAATGCTGGCGGCGGCACGGGGTTCGAGACGTTCGTCCAGACCGGCTCATCCGGCGCAACGGTCGCCTACCAAAATGTGATTCATCGACGCGTAGCGCTGCTTTATTCGCAGGAGGGATTGCCAGACCGTGGGGCAAAACAAACCAATCTTGCCGTGCTCCGTGAGACTCACATGCCCGCGATCCTGCTTGAATACGGTTTTATTGATAGCGCCAAGGATGCCGCACGGTTGGCTAATCCTGATTGGATAGAGCGTTTGGCACAAGCGACCTGCGCGGGCGTAGCGTCGGCGTTTGGATTGCCGGATGCTCCGGACGAATCAACAGCGGAACAAGAGACGACGAAGACTCCGAAGGAAATGATGCAGCTGGAACAATGGCAATGGAAGATGCTTGGGGATTCGCTGGACGGTCTGTATCGCAAAGGGCTGTTGGGCGACTACAAATGGGCAGAGAAGGCGTATAAAGGCGAGTTGACGCATACGGAACTTGTGTGGCTGAATACGGTCGTTTACGCTCGTCAACAAGGGATAAAGGTGTAGCGCCATAATCTCAAATCGGATATAATGAAAGCGCAAGATGACGGTCGTCCAGCGTGGGCCAACGCGGGCGACCGTCTTCTTTTTGTTACTGCACCTCGTCAACCCAATTGCGCGGCCGACCGGATGATCCACGCCGGTCCGTCATCGCGAACCATTCGTCGTATACCTTGCAGTAAGCCCTATGCAACGCCCGCATTTCGTTGACAATCTGTTCCGCTGGCTCATCCTCGTCGGCCAGTATCCCGCTGGACTGCTCGACGTACAGCTGCCGCATAGCGATCGGCTCCATGCGAGAGCGAAACAGTGCGGTGTAGTGCGCAATGTCTCCTATCATGACTAACTATCCTTCACTCTTCGCGCGGTCAGAACAGCGTCTGGAGTGGTCAGGTGAAGCCGATTACGTTCGCGGAACTTGCTCTTGGCCGCTACGCCATTCTTTGCCGCGATTAGACTACGGACTCTATCATTCTTATTGCCTACTTCGAAAACCGGCGACGTTAGCGGCTCCTCTCTAAACGTTCGTACGAGTTCGTCCGCGCTATACATGTCGCGACATATACGTTCGTTACCATCACAGTCGATTATCTTTACGCCGCCGTGGTTTGGTATCTTACGGAGGGTAAACCCGTACCGGGCCGCGTAATCTCGGATTTCTTTATCGCTTCGCATAAACATCATCCCTCCCGTTATGCCCCGTAGGGCCTCTATTTAAGATCCTGTTTCTTTGGCGATATATCGGCACATATCCATAACTTCTACGCCGACGAGATTACGATTTAAAGATTCAGCTAGTAATTGTTCGGCTTGTGTTCTCTTTTTCGCAAGCCCTTGTTCGATGATTTCGTTAACGAAATTCCGCATCACGTCGGATAGTTCCCGTTTCATTTGGCCGTCATCCTCTCGTGAACCCGTTTGATGGCCTCTTTAGCCTTTGCGATGGATTTGTACGTTTCCCCATCGATCCAGTTGAAAGGACTCCCCCACGGGGTTTTTACTGCAAAATATCCATATCCGACTGGATTTTTATAACTTATTGTGCAGCCCAGGTATTTAACGACTTTGGTTTTCAGCGCGGCGTTGTATCGCTCTCTTTCGATTTTCGCTCGCATTTGTCTTTCCGTCATCCCATATACCTCCCAGCGTATAAGAGAGGGGGCCGTATGAGGCCCCGCATTGTTTATTTGGCTTCAATCGATCCACGGAAGCAGTTCCCCATATAGAGCCACTGCCCGGCAATCTTTGCAGCCGTGGGGTAAGTCGCCCGCCATTGTCCGTTCTCATCTTCCCGGTGGCTGTAGGGCTCGCCGAGCTGCACGAGGTCGGCTTTATGAGTTGCTGGAGGCAAGGCGTTTACCCAGTCTTCGACTTGCACCTCCGCCATGATGTCTCCCACTTTCATTTCCACTCTAACCACGCTTCCATCGTTTATTTTCCAAACTCGTTATGTTAAGATTGGGAGGAGGGGCCGTGAACCCCTCCAGTTTAATTACTTCTTGCTGGTGCGGCGTTGCTTCTCGACCTGTATTTTCATATACAGTTCGTAGGCAAGCCGCTCTTTCTCTGTCAGCCCGAATCGATCGTCGATTTGGGCTATTTCGGCGTTGTACTCGGCTTTCGTGATTCTGCCGAGCGCCAAGCGGTTACGCTGGTAGCGGACCAAGTGCTCTCGCTTTTCCAGCTTATCAATGATTCTCATTGTTTCGCGCTCCATCTTTGTTGTTCACCTCCTCTCTACACTTCTAATTATATACTGATATCAGTATATATGCAAGCAAAATATGTACTGTTATCAGTATATATTTTGTGTTATAATACCATCATGAGAGGGGCGAGAGTATGGGGAAGTCATCGACGAGAGCAAAGGATAAATATAACGCTGCAAATTATGATTCCACGCTGCTGCGCTTGCCGAAAGGACATTTGGAAAAAGTGGACGAGGCGGCAGCAAAAGCCGAGATGAGCAGACAAGCGTTCATTCTTGCGGCTATCAATGAAAAGATGGAACGAGAGGAGGGAGAGGGATGACCAAGAAGCAGCGACGATCCGGGGTTTGTGACTATATTCGGTCGGGCAATGTGCTTATCCCCGTCTGCTTGATGACGCATGACGAATACATGCGTTTTATCGACGCATACGCCGATGGTGATATAAAGGTAATTACGTTGCGGTAATCCTCTCTGTTACTTATTTAAGTTGCGTAATTTCAGTTGATCGCCGTATAATGGGAACAAATGTTCTCGTTAGGAGTGATGGTGTGCAAACGATAAAACGAGTTCAATTGCCGACCGATCAAGAAATGCAGCTTATTAAAAATTACGTTATTCTTCCGCTTGTGCTCAATGTTTTCGAGCGAGATAAACAAAAGATCGAAAAGGAACAGTTATTTAAAACGTTTCTGCCCTACGTTGCGATGTTCGATCTAGTCATAAGTAGGATAATGCAGGATCTAACTCATGTTCGTAAAGAGATGCGGAAGCGAGGCATAAAAGTTTACGATGGCGAGCGGAAGGCTGATAAGCTCACTCACGAATACAAGTGTCGAGGCTACATGGGTAATTATGAAATGTTATGGAGTACTATCCGTTCTGACGTCGAAATCGTCATGAACCATTATCTTGGCGTGTACGAGAGCGAATTGGTAAAAGCCGGTCACCTGTGATATAAATATAAAGAACCAAATTCTCAAGCGCTTGGGAATTTGGTTCTTCCTTTGTTGTGGAATGACTGTTGCTAATATATAATTGGGAAATATAAAGTTATAGGAGTGTGTCAAAATAATGCTCTCTTGTGGGATTGTCGGGCTCCCGAATGTCCTAGTAGAGAATCAATTTGCATACCAAGATATTTCGGCCGTTTCGCCATTTTCGATCCTGATGGAATGGACAACTTGACGGATTGCGTTCTTCGCCTTAATGCGGTCTATAGAAGTAACATCGCCTAACAGCTTCCTTGACGTCTCCTGAACTTTCTGATGCTCGAACGATTGATTGCCTTCCTCAAGCTCATTTAACGTCTGTGTGAGCCTCCTGCGGTCTTCCTCGACCTGTTCCGTCGCCCTCTTTAATGCTTCAGCTGTGATCAACTCGTCTGTATAAGCTTCGATTTGTTTTTGCATTTTCCTGTCTAGGCGTTCAATTTTAGCTATTATTACGTCTTTTTCAAGCGATGGTGCCGCCTTTGGCTTCGCAATCACTAGTTGAAGAGACCCCGGAGCTGCTTGTGCAACTTCTTTGATCCTGGCAATAATGAGCAATTCAAGGTCGTCCCGAAAAACGTAATGATAAAAACAAGTCCCTTTCTTCAAATACCCATCGCATACGTATTTGTAATAAGGTGCCTGTTGATCAGGTCGCTTAGACCGGCTTTGTTGCTTCTTTCCGTTCATGACTGATCCGCAATGCCCGCATCGTATTAACCCCGAAAGCAAATAGGTATCATCACGAACGTGTCGGCCAATTGACTTCCTGCCTTCAAATTGGCGTTGAATCTCCTCGAAGGTTTCGTTTTCCAAGATCGCGTCATGGTGATCAGTAATTCGAATCCATTCGCTTTCAGGTCTTTTAAGTATTCGCGTGCCTTGTTTGTAAGTGACATTATAAACAAAGTTGCCTATAAGGGTTTCACGTTTAAGGAGTTCGCGGACAATTCGTTCATGCCATTCGTAGCCGCCTTTAGTTTTAATGCCCATCTTGTTTAGGCGCATGGCTATACTACGTCCACCTTCTCCTTTTATGGCCCATTCAGCCATATTACGGACGATCAGGGATTCTTCGTAATTAATAAACCGTACCCCATCGACAATGTCATACCCATAACACGGACGAGTGATTTCTTTTTCGCCTTTGCGGGCTAGGGAAAGCATATTATCCCTCACCCTTTCTGCATTTCGTGCTCGTTCAAATTCGGCGACTGCTCCAAGAATTTGGAGCGTAATCCGCCCGGCTGGTGTTGTCGTATCGAACTTCTCACTAGCGGAAGCAAACTCGCATTGATATTTTTCAAGAAAGTCAATAAGGTTCAAAAGATCAAGAAGCTTACGGCATATCCGATCGATTTTGGTTATGATGACGATTTTTCCTTTTCCCTGCTTCGCATCATCCAACAATCGAGTCATAGCTGGTCTTCGCATGTCTTTCGCGCTGTAACCGTCATCGACATAGAAAATGGGCTCGTCCAACCCATAGGTGATACAATACGCCTTCAGACGTTCTTGCTGTTCGTCCAAGGAATTTCCCTCGACCTGCTCGTCCGTACTAACCCGGATATAAGCTAATGGCTGCAAAGTCAGAACCCTCCCTAAATGGTTTATTTCCATCTGTAATAACGATCAATGTCTTCTAGCTGCATAATTTCCTCGATATCAGCCATCTGAATAATGAATTGTTCGGCCCGAATATAATGATCGTCAGGTGTTTCAGATCGATCTACAAAAACGCCACGATCTTCGAGTTCTTGAATTCGTCGATCGATGTCTTTTTCGAGCCTGTTGATTAAATACGGGAGATAGATGCCGAAGCACGGCCCGATTTGCGCCTCTTTTTCCGGATTCCGAATCATCTCTCCTTGCGTGATGGTGACAGACATAATATCGTTGTCAAAATCCTCCATGCGATGAAGCTTAAACGGTGATGTTAAAGCAAGGTAAAAATAGTTCTTGTCCCATGCGATCTTACCGGGTCCAAAGTAAACAACCATCTTCATAGGCGCGAGACTGAACGTCTCTGGGTGTTCTTCAAAATATACAGAAACTTTCATTTTCAATTTCCTCCTCTGTTTTCTTCACGGAATTTTCGAGCAAAATCCTCTTGAACTAGCTTGATACGCTCTGCTGTAATCACCACCTTGGGTTGGGGATGCTTGTAGGATCGATCGATCCGGCCCCAGAAAATGCGATTGCTGATATGAAACAATCGACGTTTAACAAGCGAAATCGGAAGGCAAAATGCTTCGGCCAAGTTTTTCTCTAAAATTTGCAGAGTCGGGCTCTGGTCTATGTATTCCTGGATCATGTAAATTGGCATTGAGGCGTACAACTGAAATTGAGAGGCTTGATTTTCTTGCAGCTCCCTGATTAGTGTCGGCAACTTGTGTTGAATGCCTACATGCTTTAAAGGGTGACATAGTTCATGAAAGAATTTTTCTCGCGTGGTTTCCTCATCATCCTTTTCATTAAGCAAAATAATGGCATTGTGATAACCGTCTTCGCGATCCTCCCAGTCGGCCATGCATTTCCCGGAATAATAATGCACCTGGATGCTAAAAATGCGGGACACCCGGCTGATCTGTAAGTCCATCGCACGATAAAGTCCATTTTCTTGATAGAGGCCATTCAGTTCAATCTCCAATTCCGATAACTGATATAGGCTAAAATCCAAAACATCACCCCATACAGGAACATATGTTCTATACTAAGTTAAAAAGAAAAGCCCTCGTTGTAGTCGGGCTTTATTTTTGTTTTGATCGGATTACTTAATCATCACCTAGATTTTTTTTCTCTAAGAGTTTTGATAAAAGCATCAGCCAACTCAATTTCTTCTTGGGTCCAGCCTTTACCGCCATCAAAGTATGCTCGACCCGAATTTGGGTCTGCTTCGGTATACCCGAATTTTTCGAGAAGATCGTTTGGTGTCACACCCTTGAGATATTTAGCGAGTATTTTGAGTTTTTCAGGACTGGCCTTATGAGTCCCTGCCTCAAGTCTATTTATAGTCGAATGACTAACTCCAGACTTATCAGCCAACTCTCTCTGGCTAGAATATCCACTTTCTTCCCTAAGCTTTGCAAAATAAATACCAAATTCTTTCAAATTCATATGATATCACCTATTGCTTATTTTAACATTACTGTTTCACGTATGAAACGATAATGTTGTTTCATGCGTGAAATTAATTGTTGCACGAATGATACGGACATGATATATTGTTTTTGTAACAAGCTTGAGACAAGGAGGTGCAAAAATAATTGAGGATTTTGCTTCGAACAGAAGCTCTGGACAACATCCAAAAAGAACTAGGTCTCAATGAGCAGGATTTCGCAGAACACCTAGATATATCTAGGGCGCAACTATGGAGGGCTAGGCTAAATCCGGAGGATAAAAGATTTTCGTTAGGTCAAGATTTCATTGCAAAAATACTCGACAAGTTAAAGAGGCCATTTGAAGAAATATTTTTTTTGGACCAAGTGTCTCAAGCTTGTTACACACCGGTAATTAGGGAGGAAAGGTATGAAAAAAAGGTCCATCATCCAAAATCCTTTACGGATCATAAGTGAAAAGGTTGTGTCGCGATCAAACCCAGACGAGATAATCGGATCGCGTCCAGAAGATTTCCCGCAATTATCTAATACATGCAAACTCATCGCAGCCACGATTGAAACAGGAAAGGAATATAGATTGGTAGGCAAATCGAATTGAAGGGAAGGGGGCGAAAGCGGATTGACTGCAAAGATCAAGGAGTTAAAAGAAACCGAAGATGTCGGAGTCGTCTTGGAGCATTTGAAAAAAGGGTGGCTACTCCATAATGTAGCGAGCCACCTTGATATTTATAAGTTTTTACTCATTCGGATTTGACGGCTGAACTTTTCTCATTTTCTTCTTCTGTGAGCTTATCGATCATCTCTTGCATTATCAAATTCTGGGTTTTCTTCAAAACGAAAAAGAATTGCGGAGTTCCTTCGATGATAGTATGGCCGTTATCAATTAGCTCCCATCCGGAACTCAGGTGGGCGTTGGCCTCTTCGATCGATTCTACTTTTACGATTTTGTTGTTTGGATCGGACATTTGTTCATCTCCTTTCTGTACGAATGGGTAAATCAGACAATTACTATTCTACCAGAAATAGAGATCGAGGGAAGGGATAAATAAAGACTTCCCGCCGTCGATCAGGGGAATCGACAGCGGGATCTGGTAGGGGGACAAGCGAGGGTTTGAACCGGGGACGTGGGAGTGCGAGGGAAAAAATCAACTTGCTTACAACTACATAGTAATCGAGCCCGCCCGGTAAGTATAGTGCAAATTATGCACATAAGGAGGGCTGAAAACATGGCAAAAGCCAGTACTGGCACGGTATTTCGGTTGTGCAGAGAGCGCGCCGAAATGTCACAAGATGAAGTCGCAGAGAGAATCATGAAAGATCGGTCGATAGTCTCCCGGATAGATACGGGCGACATCATTCCAGATATCGAAACAGCCGCAGCATATGCATCCGTTACTGGCGGTGAGGACGTAATCCAAGCGTACTATTTCAATAATCCAGGGCGTCGGGGGGCGCGGACTATGCAGCTGACGCCCAACGCAGGGGGCGGAGCTGCATGGACCGTAAAGAGCTGATCGGAGAGATCATGATGATGTTTGTAGCTGTTCCAGTGTTTGGGTTTATAGCGGTGTGCTTGACGGCATTTTTTCAATAAGGAGGCATTGGGGTGAACTATCTTAAGATCGGCGAGGATGGACGGAAAGAGCTGGATTATCAAGCTATCGAGGCATTGACAACCTCGATATTTGCTAAAGGCTTGCTAGACGCACTTAGAAATCGGACGAATATTTTCAAAGTGGAAATTCAGGAGCTCGGTGGAGCGACCGGCAAACAGTTTACAGCATTTCGCATCATCATTGGGACGCGATCGGTTCCAACATTTTATTTCGAAATAACCTACAACCACAACAATGATACCTATTGGATCGATCACGACATTTGCATCCATGATCTTTATAAAATTTCAGACTTTGTAGATCAACACAAAAAAGAAAAAGCCGCCGTGCTAGGCGACTAGGTTGGCACTCTGGGAAAGCACCTATGGATATTGTAAATCATGGAGAACGGAAAAACAAGAACAAATATTCGCATTTCGAAGGAGCGATATTATCATGTCAGCCGTCGCAATTCAAATAACACAAGATCACGATTTATTTTCTGACAGGTATTGGAGAGGGCTGTTATACCTCTTCGGCTCAAACCCCAAGCTTCAGCAATATTTCACTACTTACTTTTTCGACCTTGAGGCTGGCGTCGTGCGGACACTGGAGCTGAAGAAAAGATCGCGTTCTTGGTCGAACAGCGAACGGTTCCTCCTCGATCTCGCCTGCCATTTGTACAACGAGAATCACAAGGTAAATTTGTCCGACATGGACCTGCTCGATCAAAGCAACAAAGAGTTGGCTTTGTCGGCAATCAGATTACGCTTTGGATAAAAATCCGCCTGACGATGACCGGAGGGAAACCGGTCGAAACGCCCGAAGGGGCGTCGCGGATATCCGCAAATACGAGCAGGGGAGGGAAAACCTATGATACCGAGTGTTGGTAGGATCGTGCATTACCAAAGGCGCGGGTCGGCCGATGGAGTCCATAAAAGTGAGCCGAGCGCCGCGATCGTAACCGCCGTTGTTGACGCGGAAACTGTCCATCTGTGCGTGTTGAATCCGGAAGGCATGTACTTTAACCGCGATGTAAAGCAAGGCGATGAGCCGGGCCAATGGCAATGGCCTCCGAGGGTGTAAGCCATGCTCACCCTCAAAGGCGATGTCGTCCGGATGAAAAACGGCGTAACAGGCGAAGTCGTTGAGATTTGGGGCATCGCCCGGACATGGCTTCGATTGCTTACGCCGGACGGCGAAATAAGGGTATTCGAACATGACGTGGACACCATCCTTTCTCGCGGGGCGGACAAGCCCAATAGAATATGGGGGAGGGAGGTGAAAACAGACCATGGAGATCAACATCAACGATCTGGCGGGCGGCGCGCTGGCCGAGAAAGTCAACATCGAGCTGCGCAAGCTGGCCGCAAACGTGTTGGACCCTAATACGGAATCCAAGGCAACCCGTTCCGTGACCGTCAAAATCACAGTCAAGCCCAACGAGAAGCGTCAACTCGCTGAGACAGACATTTCCGTCACATCGGCCCTTGCCCCGTCGAAGGGGATTCCGACATCTTTCATCTTCGATTTTGACAAGGAAGGCAAAGCAGTCGTTAAGGAGCTGGTGACGGACGCCCACGATGTTAACCAAATGGCATTTGACAACAGCGGCGAGGTCATGGACGGTACCGGGCAAAAAGTAGTCGGACATGGACGGTTTCGGTAATCATTCATCTATTATTCGGAGGTTAGCTCATGCTTAAAAATTTTGTGGAATACCTGCTCCAGCTCGGCAACGTGCGACAAGAGCAAATCGGAAGCCAGATCTTTACGACACAACCGGTCAACCTGATCCGGCAGCCGACCCCGGACGCAATCGTCGTGCGCAACCTGTCTGGATTGGTCGATTACCTGAAAAGCAACTACGACAATCAGCCGCCGGTTCTGGTGCATGTGGAAAGCCCGACGACCGTCAACGTCTACAGCACGTATAACCGGGACATGCAGCGAAATGTGCTGCTCACGGCAAAGGCGTTGCTTCCTGAAATCCCGTTCAAGCAATTCATGGATGCCGAGCAATTCAACATTCTGTTGCAGAGCTGCTTTGTTCCGAACGAAGATCGGGCGTCACTTCTGGCCGTTGTCGGCAACATACAAGAGCAAAACGTCGCCACGGTGGGCGATGACGGGGTGTCGCAGCAGGTGACGGCGAAAACCGGGGTAGCTACGCTCAGTCCCGTACTTGTCCCGAATCCTGTCCACCTAAAGCCATTCCGGACCTTTGTGGAGATAGAACAGCCACGGAGTCAATTTATTTTCCGGATGCGGACAGGACCTCAGGCGGCCTTGTTCGAGGCGGACGGCGGCGCTTGGAAACTGGATGCGATCCACGCGATCAAGGTCTATTTGCAAAACACATTGATTGTTGAAGGTGAAGAAAAGACTGCCAAGCAATACACCATCATCGGCTAACGCTTGTTCCATTCGCGGGCCGGAGCGATCCGGCCCTGAATCTTCCCAAGGAGGGACCGAACATGTTGCAGCAAGCATTGCAAAGACTCACGCAAGAGATCGGCGACAATGGCAAGGACGACTACGTAAGATTCGTCGGTGCTGAATTAATGAAGTATGTGCGCGAAAACCCGGATCGGGCCGATTTGTTTTTGGCCGAGGGGAAAACGATATCCGGAAGCTTGTCGGAACTGCGCAAGGCAGCTGAAAAGAAAAAAACGGGAAATTCGGCCGTTATCGCGCCGGACGAAGGCATGGCGATCATCTTGGAATACTTCGGCGTACCTCGGCAGCCGGTCGTTCCGGAGCCGGTCGCGGTTGGATTCAGTGTTAGTGTGGACGATTTGCTATGACGAAGCTTGACATAGTTCAATTCAACGCTCATTTTCGTCCGGAGATCGGCAAGAAGCTTCGGGACTACGTGCGTAATCATGTGCTGGATCATTTGCGCTTCGTGTTTTACCGTCGTATGGGCAAGACGTCGATTTACTGCGGGTTCTGCTCTAATTGCAAACAAGAGTATACATTTCGTGAAAGCTTTACGCCAAAACATGGTGCAAAATGGCGGTGTGAAAAATGCCGATCAAAGGTGCTATTGCACAGTATGGGCCGGGGGCGTGGGAAACTGAAAGACCGCGCCTATGTGATTTGGTACGAGAAATCAGCAATTGACCGGAATGCAATCGTGGCGACAGGGTACAAGGTCGAAATTGACTTTAAAGGTCGGATGGACGCCGACATTGCTTTTGAACCGGCGACACGCTATCTATTCCAGCACGGTCAAGGCGCGCAAATGGCGATGCGAGAACATCGCATATCAGGCGCATTCTACAACACGGCTATATACTTCTACAATGATTGGTTTTTAAAGAAAGAGCCGGTAACGATCGTAGGCCGATATACTTTCACCGCTTATTCCCAGCAGGTTAAACAAAGCATGGATACCGCGGTAAAAGGTACGCCATTCGAAAAAACTCATTGGCAGAACTTCTATACCGACGATCGTGATGCGATCTACATTTTCGCAACGATAGCCAAATATCCGTTTGTTGAGTATCTGGTCAAGACGGGTATGGGCGAGATCGCACATAAGTTGATTCGCGGCGATTCTCTCCATTATTGCCTCAATCTAAGAGGCAAAACGTTTGAATCGATCGTCGGCCTTTCCAAACAAGAATTTCGTACATGGCAGCAATCCTGCAAGATGCTTACAGCCGAAACGCTCCGGGCTTATAAATGGTGCAGAGACAAAGCCGAGCGTATTTCTTGGGAACAAGCCGAACGATTCGGCCCAGTGATAGCCAGCGACTACAACTATAAGAAGATTCAAGATATCCTTCGCCACGTACCGGAAAAACGGTTTATCCGCTACGTCGAAAACCAGTTTCAAAAGGATAAGGCTCATTTTGATAAGAGTTGTGATATCCGAGTCGAGGATATTGTAACGTCGTACCGCGACTACCTGGACGAAGCGCAGGAGTTAGGTATGGATTTGATGGCAGAAGCCGTACTGTACCCAAATCTGTTGCGTGTCGCGCATCATAAAACGACCTCACAGGTAAAAATCAAGCAAAACCCGATCGTCGATAAAAAAATTAAGGCGATACAACCGAATCTTTCAGCATTCTGGTACGAAACCGATCAGCTATTGATCCGTCCTATCTCGAATGCAGGCGAGTTATTCGCAGAAGGTGCATATTTGCAACATTGCGTCGGCCGATACGGCGACAACTATGCAAACGGACAAATTGTTCTTTTGGTAGTGCGTCGTCAATCCGATCCGGATACACCGAACTACACGGCAGAGATCGTAAATGGTCGCCTAATCCAGTGTCGCGGACTCAAAAATAAGGCAATGACCACAGATGTCAAAGCATTTATGGATGAATTCATGAGCATGCTTCAGTCACGCCTCATACGGCGAGGAAAATCGAAACAGAAACAGGAGGCCGTTGTATGACCAAATCAAAGGGGACTGCGGTAGTTGTGCCAGCAGCCGAAACAACCGTTGTAATACGGACGCCGGAGGCAATCGCCGCTGAGATCCGTTTCATCGATGCCCAAGCCCGGCAACACGTAGCGCATTCAGCATTGGAGATCGGGAAAAGGTTGACCGAGGTCAAGGAGCAAATTCCCCATGGCGAGTGGGGGGTGTGGCTGCAAACGAACGTCAACTACAGCCAATCGACGGCCAACAACTTTATGCGATTGGCCGAGAAATACGCCGGTTCCCCGGAACTCACGAATTTGTTGAGCTACAGTCAGGCAGTTGCCTTGCTTGCTGTTTCGGACGACGAACGGGAACAGTTCGTCGCTGACAACAATGTTGCCGAAATGTCCAGCCGCGAGCTTGCGGCGGCTATCAAGGAGAAAAAAGAGCTTGAAAAACGGCTCGAAGAGGAGCAGAAACACCAGGAAGAACAGAAGAAGCAATACGACGAATGGGCCGCGAAGAAAGGTGAAGAACTGAAGCGCCTGAAGGAACAGCAGGAGACTGAAGCAGCCAAGCGCCAAGAGCAAGAACAGGAGCTCGCTGCATTGCAGCTTGAATTGGACAAAGCCAAGGCTACTGACGATGACAAGGCCGTTGCAAAGATGAAGTCCGAGCTTCGCAAGGCCGAAAAGGCTAAGTCGGAGCAGGAACAAAAGGTCGCCGCGCTTCAAAAGATGGTTAACGACCATCGGGAGGCGTCCGAAAAGGAATTGGCCGAACGGATCAAGCAGCGAGAAAAAGAGCTGTCCGAACAAGCTGAAAATGACAAAAAGGCCGCTTTGGAGCAGGCTGACAAGGAAAAGCAGACCATGAAAGCGGAAATGGACAAGCTGAATCAACAGCTCGCCCGGAGCAATAACGAATCGTTTTTGCGGGCAAAGCTCGCCATCGATCAGATTGTGAAGGATGGCGACGCGCTCGTGAAGGCGATCGCAGCGGTCCCGGAGGCGGACGAGCAAGCCAAGCTGAAAGCGGCCGCTGCCAAGATCATGGAGCAGCTTCGCTCGGCGCTATGATATGTTTTTCTTCTTCTTTTTCGAGGAAGATCGGGAACGATACAAACCCGGTACGGTGTGTCGGGTTATCGGGGATGAACGAAAAGAAGGTATGGAAGTTGTCATACATCAAGTCTATTCCCGTCCTAATGGACTATCCCTATGGTGCTATGAAAACAAGCCGGTGGGTTATCGAATCAACCGGCGAGGCGAAAAGGTAATAGATTTCGATCCGGCTTGCGTCATGTCTCCCTACTCGCCGGAAAACCTGGAGCTGACGGAAGAGATTCCGGTTCAAGACGGGGGATGGGGAGCCAGATACAGACACGGAAGGACATGGAGGTGATCTTGTGTCCGAAAGCTTTCCTTTCCCGATCTACTCCGGACTGTTGGAGCCAAAACACTATAACACCATCGGACAAGCTGTATGGCTATTTTTATGGCTAGTCAGCTCCACTACCAAGGAAATTGAACGGGACGGGGTAATGTGGGGAGTGGTGCTTGGCAATAAGCCGATAAAGGTTTCTGAGCTAGAGAAGGAATTCGGCGTTACGGACAAAACGGTTCGTTCTTGGATCAAGACACTTGAGAAACATAACTACATAAAGGTCACAAGAGCACCGTATGGACTAATCTTCACCATTCGAAATAGCAAAAAATACGTCGGAAGAACGGTAGAAAATAACCGAACAGGAACGGTAGAAAACGACCGATCTAAGGAGGGAGAACGGAAGAATTTTACCGATCCAACGGAAGAAAACTACCGATCTAATAAAGATATTACAGAAGATCCTGTTGTTATTATAGAGCCTGCTGAAATCTTGAAGAGAGCTGTGGCGATCGAAAAGCACTTCCTCATTCGTCGAGGTAAAGGTTCCAGCATCAGTGTCAACGATTTCGAAGAGGTCAAGAAACTTGTAGCTAAGGGCATACCAGTCGAGATCGTTATGGACAGCATCGACAAAACTTTCGCGGAGTACAAGCCGAACCATGAGAAAGACGAGATTCGAACCGTGTCCTACTGCATACCTCGTTGCTATAACGAGTGGGCTAAAAATAAGGTAGATGAATCCATAACTGGTGCGGTGCCGCACGTGCCAGTCGCCATTGGATCGACGCCTAAGCTAACGAAGCAGCAGCAGGAAATCGCAGAACTGGAAAGATTCATCGAGGAGGAGCGCCGTGGAAATCGTGGAGATCGCAGAACTGTACAAACTCATTAAAAAGCATTATCCCTTTTTCGATGCCTCTCTCGCTAAGGTTCGAGAGGATTATCAATACCTCAAAAACTTCCCGGCAGATGCAGCTCGGAAGAATATCGATCAACATATTTTGACCGAGACAGTTACGCCAGGAATTGCGCACATTCGGGGCAAGCTCGGGGAGCAGATGGACAGTCAGCGCAGCAAAGAGCAAGCAGCTGCTTACGAGGCCCAAATAGAGGAATGGTCGAAAGTAGACAGTCCGCCTCCTGCGGGATTTTGGGAGAGCATGCGGGCGAAACTGAGGGGTGAAAGCACACATGAATGAAATCGATCGTTCTTTGGGCTATATCCAACCTCCGACAAACATTCCTGCTGAACAAGCTGTTTTAGGAGCCGTTTTGCTTGAATCCGAAGCGATTGAACTTGCAAAAGAACGGTTGATCGGTGGAGAGTTTTTCCACCAAGGACACGGCCGTATATTCAGGGCAATGAAAAAAATAAGTGAAGAAGGCAGGCCGGTCGATCTCGTTACACTTTCGAGTCAATTGGCAAAGTCGGAAGAGTTAGAGGGGATTGGAGGCGTAGAATATCTCGGCGAACTTGCCAAACATGTTCCCACGGCTGAAAACATTTCACACTATATAGACCTCGTTGAAGAAGCATTCTTAAAACGAGAGGCGATCAATACCACGTACAACCTGTTACAGAAAGCAGCCGAACAGCAGGATATAAAAGGATTCGTCGCGATGGCGGAGACGGCCGTGTCCAAGCTTTCGGATCAGGCCGCACCAGTGAAAGAATTCCTTAGTATTCGTGAAGTGCTTATGGATGTCTGGAACGATACCGAGCGATTATATATTAATCGACATGCATATCGAGGAGTAACCGGAATTCGCTCCTGCTTCGACGATTTGGATGTCATGACTTCGGGATTCCAAGGCGGCGACCTTATTATTGTGGCTGCTCGTCCGTCAGTTGGAAAAACGACCTTTGCATTAAACATCGCTCAAAATGTGGGCATCAAGGTAGGCGAAGGTGTTGCAGTCTTTTCGCTTGAGATGTCTGCACCCCAAATTGTCAAGAAGATGGTTTCCGCCGAAGGAAACATCGACGCAAACCGCATGCGGACCGGCCATTTCGAGGGCGATGATTGGGAACGGATGTCTATGGCCGTCGGCAAACTGTCCGAGGCGGACATTTATATCGACGACACGCCGGGCATAACCGTGACCGAGATCCGCGCCAAGTGCAGAAGATTGGCCAAAGCTGGCAAGCTGGGATTGATCGTCATCGATTACCTTCAACTCATTCAGAGCAGCTCGAGGGGATCCAACCGGCAAGAAGAGGTTTCAGCCATATCACGGACCCTCAAGCAGCTAGCCCGCGAGTTGAATGTACCGGTGATTGCCTTGTCTCAGCTCAGTCGTGGTGTCGAGCAACGCCAGGATAAGCGCCCGATGATGTCGGATTTGAGGGAATCCGGTTCGATCGAGCAGGACGCAGATATCGTCGCCTTCTTGTACCGGGACGACTACTACGACAAAGAGTCGGAGAAGAAGAACATTATCGAGATCATCATTTCTAAGCAACGGAACGGACCGGTCGGAACGGTGGAGTTGGCCTTCCTGAAAAACTACAACAAATTTGCCTCGCTGGATCGGACCGGCTAATGAACAAGCCCATACACCCCAAAGCTGTCCAGATGATAGAAGATGCGCTGGTGCCAATCATCAAGCGAGGCAGACCGATCGAACGTTTGCAAATGTATGTCAGCCGGGAATCGAAGCTGGCCGAGCACACCACGATTCAGACTGCTTTCGGAGAACTGCGAATAAAGCTGGGCGAGTACGTACCCAAAGGATATTCGTACATCATGGAAGATCCAGGTATACCAGGTCGAGGATTTGGGTGGGTATCCAAGCCGACCAGCGCAGTGGCATCCAATCAATGATAAGGCTGTGAAACATAGGGGAGGGAATGAACGATGGATGAATCGAAATGGAAGAAGGAGCAGGTATGGGTTGCTCGTAATGAACACGGAATTATTGTACGAGTATCGGAAACGCCTCCGGGGTCATGGAAAATCGGGGAAGATTCACAACCTTGTGAAGAAGAAGTAGACCAGGTTGAAATGATTGAGATTCTATCCGCAAGTAATGATATGATGGCAGAATTCATTCAGTCGCAAAAACTGACGGGGAGATATCAGAAGTTCATGGAGAGTTGGGGGAAGGATTGAAAATAACGTATTCGCCCACGCTTTAACCTTGGCGGGATCTAATCCGTGGGCGAATGTATGTTCCTACACCGAATATCATACCACACAGGGGACGGTGGGGGAAATGATTTCAGTGTTGGAATTTTTGCCGCAAGCAAACGAGGAAGAATTCGAACTGACGAAATACCATTTAGAGAACTACCAGGATTACAAGGAGTTCATTAAAGAGCTGGAGGGTAAGCAGCTTACCAACAAACAGATAAAAAGTTATGACGAATGGGTGTATTTAACGGAAAACATAGAGAGAGCCGTCCGTTTAATCAAAAAGAAGGATATCAGAAATCTAGTGGAATTGCGATACCTTAAGGGGTTGGAGCATAAAACGATTGTCCTTCGTTTTAACGACATCGATCCATCCACGATCGATAGGAGAATGAATAGAGGCATTCAATGCATTGCGAACACGCTTAAATTCCTCGCTTAAAAATGCGGGTAAAATGCAGGCATGACGCATCACGAATGCGTGTAATACCGGGGTACAGTTGACTTACAGGTTGCTCATAGAGCAACCAAGGTAATGTCGACTGTACCTTTATCATTGTCGGCACTCGGCCGTGCTGTGGGATTGCAAATCCTTAGACGTAGATCGTCAAGGGTGCGGTGAGAGTATAGGGTTTGTATCCCTATTTCTAAATT